GGAATGTTCCCGCTGCCGATGCTGGCGTTGTTCCGTACCCAAAAATGTTTTGCGTTGAATGACCAGTAATTTGATTACGGGAAACTTGCAGTTCAAACGGTTCGTGAATACCACGTTTGGTAACGGAATCGTTAATTACATATGCTTGGCTAGCCATTATTTGCCCCTTTTGCGTGCTACGGCTGCATTATCAACCAAATTTGGGTAAGGACGGCCAGCCGCCCGTGCATGTGCTTTTGCGGTTGATTTCTGTTTTGCCGTCAAATGTTTGTGGTGGGCATCTTTTTCAGCGGGATGTTCCCAGAAAGGTGTTTTAGCCATCAGCAACCCCATTTGCGAAGCGATTTATTGATCCGGCTTTCAGGATCATGTGCGTTTTTGTGATTTGTCAATTTAGACCGCATTCCTTCCATCCGCGCACAAAATGATTGGTGGCGGGAGTTATGCGTGTCTTTGGTGGGGGCTTTCAACGTGCCGCCCGTCTCAGAATGATAAGAGGCGCGTCCTTTGGCGTTTAAGCCGCCAGATTGGGATTTGCCTTCTTTGCGCGTCCATGCTGCCGTCATTTCATCCTCCGAAGAAAGAAGGGGGCCGTAGCCCCCCCTCAATTAATGCATTTTCTTCAATGTCTGAGCCAGCCTTGCACGTTTGGCGAGGGTAGGGTTCTCGCTGTGCGCCGCCTTGGCTAACTTCTTGGCGGGGATTTTATCCCCCTCCGGGACATGAAGTTGTCGGTGAAGGGCTCCGGGGTGCTTAATAGCACCCTGAATCCACTTGGTGCCGCCGCCATCCGCATGATGCGGACGGCTTACGACTCCCCCGCTTCCACCATACGACCCGCTGGGGTCTTAACATTGTGGGCAGACGAGAAAGGACGCATTTCAACGCCGCCACCCGATTTACGGGCAGGACGATCAAGGCGGTGATGAGCCTTGTGGCCATGCATATCAACATGCTTCATTGCATGCTTTTTGGCGCGGCCACCATGCTTACGGGCAGCATGCTTCTCTTCAGCCTCATGAACCGTTGGCGAATCCTTGCCAGCGTACACGTCATTTGGCGTAGGATCGTCAGCATGTTCGCCTTCCGATACCTTGCCGCCCTTAGCATGATGCCCACGGTGCTTAACCGCATGCATTGAATGCTTCTTAACCATGTGATGAGCATGATGGCCGTGGTGTTCACCATGCATTTCGTGATGTTTAGCCATAATTTACCTCTTATGCTTGTGTGACACCAAACAGACCCGTGAAGGAGCCCATGTTTGCTGGTAGGACGAACTGACGAATTGCAAGACGCTTGGAAGCGTCTGCCGCCGACTGTAGCGCATACGTACCACGAACGTCACCTGTGGTCGTGGTTGCAGGAGATGTAGTAACCGCCGCAACGTATCCCGTGCTTGCCGTGACTGCCGCAGCGTTGTAGTTGATTGCTACATCGCTGAAAAAATCTGAACGAAGTGGGAAACCATAGATGTCGGTCGTTCCAACGCTATAAGTGATGGCATTTGTAACGTTTGGAGTTACAGAAGCAATGTACTTAAACGCCTTTTTACCGTTGGTCGTGGTAGCCGTTGTCGTGCTTGTCGGAACAGTAATGGCTTCACTCATTGGTACGCCATAAATGTCGTAACCAGAAACAGTGAAGATGACTTGTGCCGTTGACGTGTTGGAGACAGGAACAATGCTGACCGCACGGGCAACAAGTGCCTGTGGGTTCCACAAATAAACGGAGTTGGACTGACCAAATGGCTGCCCAAGAGCAGTGAACCCACCAGTAGCCTGAGCCGTCATAGTTGTGGAAGATGCAGTGTCGTCACCCGCAACAGTGTATGTTCCAGCGCCGCCGGGAGCACCCGTCAGTTGGTTTACAATGGTTGCACCAGTGTTTACGCCCGTACCAGATAACGTCATTCCGATGGAGATCGTGCCCGTAAGGGACGAAACCGTCAAAATGCTGCTGGCAATCACACCCGTAAAGGATGCAAAACCATCAACCATCAACAAACCCGTAACCAAAGCGCCAGTGTTGTAGTTAACGCAGGAAGCGCCAACCGAAACACCAGTGCTGGTGGAGTTTGTTGATACCAGCGTCATAGCTGTGTTGGCCGTAGGCGCTGCGGCGGCTGCAATTGCAGCACTACCAAGCGCATATGGAGCATAGCTGATCGTCTGAGTATCCGAAGTACCAAAACCAGCGGTGAAAGCGCCGAAGTTTTGGCCGGGGATGTAGTTGAAGTTAGGACGTGGATCAATCCGGCCTACGCCGCCCCAGAAGAGCGACGGGCCGAGATCGGGATTATAGTCAGTCTGCGATGGGTTGGACCCAATCGTGTTCTGGCCGAACGCAATTACTGGACCAGAGAAAGCTGAAATGGTCATAGTGCCTTCTCCTTACGAGGTTGGGAACGAGCCGTAGATTGAACGCCAGTTGTAGTAGCCAACCGAATAACGCTCATAGCCCTTGACCAAAAGGTTATCAGTCGTGAAGTCTACCTGCATGTCCATTTCAAATGGAACACGTTCCATATACACCAAACCTTTAATATTGGTGAGGAGGAACCATGCATAGTTGGACGTCAAGAAGTCCATAACCATGTAGCCTTCAGGCAGACCGCCGCCGGTAAACAGGATCGCATTAGTATCGTTATCTGCTGTACCCGGACGAAGCTGCGTCTTCGTAAGACGAATAGCAACTGGTTCAAGGGACGGAGGAACGATCAACTTACGACCACGGGCGAAAATCTTGTTGCCAGCAATGTCGCGGAAGTTCTGACGAATGGCAACCATTGCGTTGAGCAAGGTAGCTTCGTTCAAATCAACCTGAACAGATGGCGTATTCGCAATTGTGCTACCATCAATAGGGTGAGCAGTGGAGCAGAGAGCCACACCGTCGCCGCCAATTGCAGCATTATACGTGGTTGCCGTGTTCAGAACGTTGGCGGCATAGATTTCCTTGGTTTGATGGAAAGATTCCGTGAGGCCGAGGTTGGTAGGCTTAAACTGAGCCTTGTACAGGTTGTCGTCAATTGCCTTGCGGGTGATCGCGTAGCCAAGAGCAATTTCGTTATGCTCTTGGTTGTACACGTAACGCTCACCAGCGGCGTTATCAAACTGAGTGTTGCCGCCTTCGGTCTTCAACTGTGCAAGACCGAGGTAGCGCATTTCAGCGGTACGTTCCAAAGCCATGTTTGACTTGGTGATTTCAAACACCTTGTCGTACTGGCTAGGGATCATGTTATATTTGCCTTCTACGCCCCGTAAACCGGGAAGGAGAAGGTCACGAATCTGACTAAGATTGACAGCCATTTGAGCCTACTCCTTATGAACCGGCAGTGAGACGGAAGGATTGGTTGTTGAACGCTACGATGATGCTGTTGTAAGCGGTCGTCGTATCGGTTCCGTTTGCACCCGGAGGGGCAACAACCAACGAAAGAATGCGAAATGCATAGGTGACTGACGTGCTGACGTTCGCTTGGTTCGCATATGCAACAGACTGACCGTTAAGGGTCTGGGTCGTTGATGGCGAAGTTGGCGAATTACCGGCATAATCAATGTTTGAATTGACCTGAGCCTGAGTGACAGCCGCCGAACCAGAAGACTGAACCTTAAAGGTTGCCTGTGGATCAACGATTACCCATGCATCAATGGTGCTACCCGATGGAACAGTGGTTCCTGCTGGCCAAAAGGGCGACCAGATTTTGCGACCAACAGCCGTGCTGTAGTATTCGCAACCAATGAAAACACCGAGAACTGCGGTCGTACCAGCAGCACCCTTGGTGAGATAGCCAGCGTTTAACTGTACTGGGTCACCAGTGAAATAGTAGTTTGAATCACCGCTAGTGATCTGATACTGCGACTGGCCCAACGAACCAGTGCGTCCGTCCAGAAAACCAGCAAGCTGGAAACCATTCGGCGCAGAAGTGTTCGCCATAGGTCGCTCCTTTTCGGTAGGATACGTATAAGACAGCGCGTCTTTTTGTATCCAACGAGGGAAGCCCACTACGGCGCGTAGCGGAGTTATGCAGTATTCATAGCATTACATTTTATATCTTGCAATAGGCAATAAAAAAGGCCCCCGAAGGGGCCTTTCTCTTACGTGCGTGGGATACTCATCGGTTCAAATGACTTGTTGACCCCTGTGCGGCGGGTATCACGTTCAAATGTCCCTGATGGGGTCATGCCAAGTGAGCGTTCCTTGGATGCAACTACCTCACGGGCGGTTGCAAGTTCACGATCCATTGCAATACGGGTAATTTCAGATGGGCGTTCCATCAAAATCATGCCCTTACGACGCACTGGACCCACATAACCAATGGCCATCATCTCAGGATGCCGCCTTGCATCCACTGGTTCCCAACCAACGCCACGCATTTCAATCATATGTTCCTGATCGGTCATGCCAGCGATGGTTTCACGCTTCCAATTGTAATCCCAACCTTCAGGAATCTTACGTGGATCAATGTAAAACTCATCATGCATGCTTGGATCAAAGGAATCGTTCCGCATTTGGTTGCGAAGTTCTTCCGCACGGATGGCGGCTTCACGTAAACCGCGTGTTTGGAGCGGTGCAACTTCTTCCGAAATCGTTACATTGTCCAAAATGCCATCAAAAACGTCATTCAATTCCTTTGATGGCCGTCCGGGGCCGCGTTTTGCTTCATTTTCCATGTTAAATACTCATCTGTCCCTTGTTTGCGTAATACAATTTGTTTTCTGCGTACTCTTCGTCGGTCATATCCATTGCTGCAGCATGTTCACGCTCTGCTGGTGACAATGTAAGGTTGATAGTTTGACCTGAACGGAAGGTTTGTGCAGAGTTTGTGCGTGAAACTGGTGCTGCTGACATAGCTTGGCGGCCAGATTTCTGTGTTGGAGCCGCTTGACGTGCCGGTTCTGCGTCGTAAACCTTGCTTTCAATGTGTGCAAAGTATTCCGGCGTGTCTGGACGAATGCCCATAGCGACCGATTCGTGATGTGCGGCGGTCATCAACGATGTTTTTACCGGATCGGCAAGCACATCGCGGTGTGAACGCAACCAAGCCTGTGATGTTGGGCTTTGAACCGCTTGAATTTGGGCTTCAATAGGGTCAATTTGTTGTTGTTCAAAACGTGGTTGAGGTTGGCGGCGTTGGTGTTCCAACATTTGCCGCTCATAATTCAACTTTTCTTCAACAGCTTCCTTGCCTTGGGCCAATTGCATTAAGCGGGATTCCACCTGAGCCATCTGCCGTTGCAATTTAGCAGCCCTAGAATAATCACCATCCGCCAAAGTTGATGCGTAATCACGCTCCAACATTTCAGCATCACGTTCAAAGCTGGCAATTGCGTTAACAAAAGCGGTTAACTGATTGTCCTGTGCTTGAACTTGATAAGATTTGGTTTCTTGTTTGGCTTCATGGGCATATTTTTCAGCCTCTGCCCTTGCGCGGCGGGCATCATCTGCTTCACGGCGCTTTTCATCCAATTGACGTTTTAGTAATTCAACGCCTTCATCGGGTTTTGCCGCTTGTTCTTTTTGGGGTTCCGTTTTTTGAACGGGGTCTTGCCCCAAATCATAATCATCTTGCGCTGGCAAAGGCGCAGAAGATTTAACTGTTACTTCAATTGGTTCAAATTCTGACATTTTCTTCTCCTTAGAACGCCGTATCCGGCTCTGGAACCGCCAACCTGACGTTAATGTCCTGAATAATTTGGCAAAGAACGCCATTAATATTCAATTTCCAACCATCTGAGGAACGCAAAACAACCCAATCTCCAACTTCAACGTCTTGGCCGCCAAAGGCAGTCCTATCGTCGTCCACAAATGCAAGCGGACCTTTTTTCAAAACAAGAACTACCTTGCCTTGATACTCGTCTTCTTTGCGGGTGCTATCGGAAATGTAAAGGCCGGAGGCCATGCGCTCAGGCCGTTTGTATACGGCACAGAGAATGTTGTTGTTGTAAACTTTCACCTTGGAAAGGTCACCAACAGAGTTTTTTAACTCCTCTGCGGGATCAACCGCATGGAGCATCTTCATAGTAGCAGTTTTCATTTTTATCTCGCTTTTTGTGTATTGCCAACGATGTCATCCATCGTCTCTTTCGCCCAGATAAGTGCGTCGGATAATCCTTTTAAATACCCGACACGGTTTTTGTATTCCTCGTAGGTTTGTGCAGAGCCATTCAATATGTTGATTGAAAGGCCCTGCTTCTCTTCTTCAATCCGCTCTTGTAATTTGCGGTACAAGAGCAAGTCCAGTGACGCCATGTTACTCCTTACGGTGTCCCATCTGCTTCGGGCCACTTACGTTTTTCCAGACGGCCAAGTCCGGAGCCAGACCCATAATCAGTTTCTTGATATTTGGGCATCTTTGTATCCACACGACCGCCCGACTTGCGGGCCATCGGAGGACCACCTGCGCCGCCTAATGCTGCCATTAACTGCGGAGGAAGTGGGGGAGCGCCAGCCATGCCGCCACCCGGAGAAGGCATCATTCCGCCGCCAGCAGGTGGCATTGGGGGCACAGGGGGCATCATGGGCGGTGCAGGAGGCGCACCCATTCCGACGCCAGCGCCAAGAGGCCCTTGGCCTTGTCCAGACTGTGGCGAAATAATGATGTTAACATTTGTTTTACCTGACTTAGTGCGACCGCCGGTAGCACGTTGGACGCGACCACCAGTGTTACGCATCATGCCCATGTTTGGCGTTGCCATGTATGGCATTGGTTGCGCCCCAGCCATACCTTGCATAGGTTGAATGCCGCCGATACCTTGCATTGGCATGTTATTTGGCATACCTAACATTGGGTTTTGCGAAGTGATTGGGCCGCCATAAAACTTCTTGGAACGTTTGGCTTCGCCGCCCCAGCATTTTTCGGCGCGGTGCTTCAACGCGGAAGGTTTTACTTCCTTGCGAATTAATTTCCGATCCTCTGCTTCGTCCTCATGCTGATGAGCGCGGCCACCTTTTTTCATAGGTGCAAGCGAACCAATCGGGGCTTTAATGTCCCGTGGAACACCAAAACCTTTAGGAGCAGACGTTGGAAGACCTTCTTTTTTCTTTCGTGCAACCATTGCACCAACAATTTTTTTGCGTTGGGCCGGGGTTGCACCAATTACGCCGCCACGGGCTTTGCCAGTGTGGGTTGAACCAATGTCAGGCGCTTCATTAGG